CATTGACTCGCACCCAAAAAGGGTCGGAAATGGTAGGTCGGATGGATGGTGTAGGCTAGGTCTATGGCTACGTCGCTGGAAACAGGAGGCCTTGAGTCGGTTGAGCAGGCTGATTTCCTTCCAGAAAGAGCCTAGCCACACATCAACCACTCGAAGCCAAGAATTGCCAAATATTCAAGGCCGATAACCAGTGCTATGACAGCCCAGCTTATCAAAAGAATCCACAGCGTGCTGCCTTCGTCGCTGGTATTATAATGTTTATTGTTCATCCACATATTTTACTCCTTTCTACCTAAAGCTTAAGATATAAATGGAGGCCTGCCAAATCTTTTTTGAAAGGAATTTCATTCTCTGGGAAGAAGTTGCTTGAGACCTGAAAGAAAAAGTTGGCGCACTCTTTCACCACTGAGTTCAAGTTCGTAACCAATCTGACGCCAGTTGAGTCCATTGATGTGTAGTTGAAAAATAACTTGTGTGCGGTCATCAAGAGCAGAAAGCATTGCATCTAATGTTGCTCGACGAAATTTGTGTTCGTCGCTTTCGTCAAAAATTAATGTGTGATTGATTTCCAGAATTGGATTGACCTTAATGAATAGTCCGCACCCGCGTGGACGTATACGTTGTGCTCTGCGCCACATATGTGCTTTGATTGCATAAGAGCAGCCTTTGATTGATTCACAATAACGACCATAAGCCATCCAGCAATCTTGGACCAATTCATCTGCTTCAATTTGACCGGCCATTTGTTTGGAAATTCTTTTTGCCCAAAAAGCCATAAGATAGAGATGTGTCGGTGTCAAGTTAATTGCATAGCTGCGGAGTTTCATTTGACGACCAAGGCCAGACATCGTTATGCTCTCGGAACCGTTGAATCATATTGTTGCCAACTATTGAGGCCAGAACGAACAGCCAGCAGAACAAAACGAAGTTGGGTATTAAGTGGGTCGGTTGGGCTGAGGCTACAATCTGCTCGTTCGTTTGCTTCAGTATAAAGATATGAAGTGCCAGTTAGGCCAGTTTCGGTTCTTCGAAGGACGTTGTTTTCATCATAAATCTTCAGTGTATAAGTTGTGCCTGCTTCTGGACCGATGCTCGTAGCCGAATGTTCTGTAATTTCTCCTGTCTGCAATAATCGGTCTCGGTGTGTCCAGCTTATAGTTGGCTGTCCAGTGAAGTTACCCGGATAGCTGACCGAATTGATTTTGAAAGCACCCGGTGGATAAGGTCGTGCTTGTCGACTGTCAAAAGCAGAAGCTGTATCAATCGCAGCAGAGGCTTCATCAAGTTCACCTTTACCAGTTCTAGGCAGGACTTTCACACCCGGAGTTGCAGCAGAAGCATATTCTTGTTGAACAATGGCCTTCGATGATTCAATCAACCATACACGTGCTCCGGTAGAATGAAAAGCCGGCACAGAATCAAGCACACCACGAGCAAGGGTAAGTTCTCGATTACCAGCATCAATTGCTTTAATTTTCAAAAGCTCATTGTCTATTTGGACATAATCACCAACAATTCCAAGGTCGAGGTCGGTGTTTTCATCCAGAGTTACCGTTGCATCTGTAGCATTGAGCAGCATATCCGCGGTGAGTTTTCCTGCTGGAGTCCAAGCGACATAACCCACTGATTCAAAAGTGGAAGCAGGTGTGTCTCTAACCAGCAAATCATAATTGAATGCATCGCCTGAAGAACGCACAGCACCCACCATCAAGAATCCTGCTCCTGCGGTCAAGGCCTGTGCTGTTGGAAGCCCCATATTCTTAACAAGTGTGAGGAATGGTGCTTCGATTAAAAGCCTTGCAGGACTTGTTGTTGGTTCGGTGACAGGGTCAATCCAACCAGATTCTGGAGGAGTAGCATACATCGCTGGTTCGGTTGTCCAGACATCTTCCATACATTCAAATTCAATTGTGCCGTCTTGCAAGGTTCCATAATTTGCTTTCAAAATTCTGACCACCAATCCTGTAATGCCTAGTATCTGCCAATTCAATTTAAAAACGGCACCGGGTTGAAGGGTCGCCATTGTTCTTTTGGCTCTAATTTTTAGAGTAGCAACCATCGAAGAAATTTGTCGAGCTTCTCTTGATGCAATTTTGGCTGCCAAATCTTTGTCGGTTACATAAGGCATACTAGTCTCGTAGATGATTGACTTGCCTCCTTGAGCATCCATCAAAGCAATGTCATGGTCGGGCATCACAGTATTTTTATTGTCCTTTAAATTCCAGAAATTTACATTGACGACATCAGGTATTTCTCCGGGTGAAGGCCTAACAAAATCTTCAACGGCAATGATGTCGCTTTCATCATACATAGTAAGGCTTGCAGGAACGTAATCATCGCGAATTAATTTAAGAATGAATTGTCCAGTTTTGAGGTCTTGATAAAGCAGACCATTGATACATTTGCAAATTTCAAATACAAAATCTAAAAGTTCTTTCTGTCCATCCCAACAAGCTGAAAGTCCGAATCCTTCTGAATAGAGTTTATCAGCTACCGGCTGCCAGACTGAATCAAGACAAAGCCCAGCTGAATAACCCATTCCCCATCGAGTGTTTGTGATACATTCTCGAATGATATGTGCAGGATTCAGGTCGCGTGTATTGACAGCAGCTTTTACCAAATACCACTGTGGAGAACCATCATCAAGAATAGCAATTCGTTTAACCAAGAAACTAAAAGGCTGCAAATACGGTGTCGTGCCGAAATAAATTTGTTTGAAGATTACACTAACCAATCCTCTGGAAGCAGGAACTTTGGTGTCTTGACGGAAAGTAGCAACAACGTTATCAGCAGTGTTTTCTACCAGAGTGGGTGTGATGCTGATTGTAATCACACCACTTCCATTGGCTGTCGCATCCGCGGTAATTGTGTATCGCTGTGCATCTGTGGTCAAGACCAATGTATCATCTTCATGAAATTCTTTATTAGCAGCTAAACCATCAATCACCAAAGAACTTGCTCCGATTGAATGTGCTCCTTGCAATGCGCCTGTCGCTGTTTCAGCCAGACGTGCTCGCAGGTATTCATCAGGAGTCTGGGCTTCGCCACCGTATGCTATTGCAAGTTCGCCTTCAACACCGCCTCCACTGCTTTCTCCACCGAAAAGCTTAGGCGTATCAATCATGGCTAAAACTGCTCCATCTGCAGCCATTGTATCTTCGTTGTCTGGGTCAGGCCAGATCAGTTTGTCTGCGCAGAATATTTGTTTGATTCCATCGATAGGTCCGTGACAGAGTTCAGCCAACATTCCAATATAATATTTGTAACCAATGGTTTGGTAAGTATCACCATGAAACCAACCACCATCAGAGACTTTCTTTTTGATTTCGACAGTTTTGACATGACCCCACCAAGCCAGTGTTGCATCTTCTATGCGACGTGGAGTTCCGAAAATTACAGGCTGAACTTTTCCTTCTTCAGAATTTGGGATGTCCATCTTGCCAGCTTTGAGGTCATCGACATGTGGTTTTTTCATCATAAGCTGACCAATGGTATATGAAATCGCTAGGGTAACAATAAACCAAAAAATGGCTATCCACATATTAAACTCCTCAAGCCCTTATTAAAGGAACATCGCTATTAGGAAAATTACTTGTCGACGGTTGATTCTGGTAATCCATAATTCCAGAAATAGGATTCTTTTTCGGCAACCAACGATGGTCGCCTGAATTGAATACATTATGAAATTTACTCCAACAAGTTGTAGCCGCATGGTCACAACCTGCGTAAGCCGTAAAACTATTGCCAATTTCAGCACCAATAATCGGCCTTGTAAGGGTGATGGAAGTTCCGGTATGTGCCTTAATCAATCGAGAAGCAGTCCCAACTTTGATTTGTCCTGCTTTGAACCAGTCATCAGTTTTGGTTGCAAAAATGGCAGATGTGATTGTTTTACCATCCACAGTTAGAATAGTGCCTGCAACTTTATATGCTTCTTTATTGACACGACAACCAGAGTCATATAGAGCATTGTCACAAAGAATCTGGCAACGACGACGCTTACTCACTCCAGCCAAGCTCGCTGTGTTGAGGGTTGCTTTAATAGATGGAATTCCATTTGCATCGAATGTCACTGTCTGCACCAACCCAGACCAATAAAGCGCATACTCGACACCTTGTAAACGATAAATCGAAACACCCATTTTAGATTCAGGTGCTCCCGCTATATATTGCAAGGCAAATGCATTGTTGCGACCCAACTTAATATCCATTAAATTTCGGAATTGATTTTCGGTAATTTCAATGGCCTTGCGAGTTATAATATCTGGGTCATAATTTTGCCCTAAAAAAACCTGAACATCAGGAGCAGATGTATATCGCCAATGTTCATTGCTCTGGGAGAAGAAGTCGTAAATTTCAACAGGTTGGCTTTCTGCTGAACTTGCTTCTTTATCATCAAAAACTGTCATTCTTTCACCATCGTAAAATTAAGTGAACATTCGTTTTGGTGTGCCATCGACCAGGATAAATC